CCGTGAGTTATCTCCTGTATCAAATGGTTGTGTTCCCCATGTATGAACAACAGAATTAATACACCATGTTAAATGATATACAACTACTATTCTAACTGGTATACCCCATAGTACATAAGTCCATCCACCTAACCAAAAGAGAATCAAACCCAAAGGGATTTGTAGGGATAGGAACCACTTATCCAACCATCTATAATATGGATCCTTTCTTAAGTCTGCTGAATATCTACGAACTCTCCTCTCACCAGGAACTCTGAATAACATCCATCCTATATGTGCCCACCAAAAACCTCTGTTAATATTATGTGGGTCTAATCCCTTATCAGAATGCTTATGATGTTGTCTATGTAACCCAACCCAATTAATAGGACCATACTCTGCACTTAATGCTCCACAAGTTGCGAAGAATCTTTCCAACCATTTTGGAACACTAAATGACCTGTGAGATAATAATCTATGATACCCTAAAGTAACTCCAAGACATCCAGTTACCCATCCCAAAAATATCATCAAAAAGAATGCATCCCAAGTAGCAAACTGTAATGCATACAATGAGATTAAATGTATTGCAGTAAAGAATACTATCGTAGGCCACTCAAGTTTCATCTGATTATCATAGGGTCGTTATAACTTGGAGGACCAATATCCAACATGATAGGAGAATCTAATACACTATCAAGACTATCTGCCATTCTACGGAAACCACTTCCAACAAATACCTGACCAGCAACAACTGCTACAGTGGCAGTACCCCAGAAGATATAATACCATCTAGATTTAACTTGATGTCTTTGTTTCTTGTTGAGTTTCATTCTACCTCCAATTGATCTAATATTTGATTAACCTTAATAAGATTATCAAGTTCCATAACCTTATCTGCAATATGCTTTGCAATATATGGTTCTTCAGATCTTGCGGCAAATGCTAATGCATTACGAAGAGATGATATTGCTTCTTGTACAGAATCTTCAACCTGTTTAGATACTTTCATTTGAGTCTCATTTGAACTTACATTCTACCATAATCTCTGTCAATGCTGCAAGTAAATTTATTTCTTGGTCAGCAACGAATGCAATCTGGTACTGGTATTTTGCAATAATAAGAACGGCAGCAGGAATAGTATTAGGAACCAAGGCGTTATTAAGAGCATCATAGACACGACGCAAAAGTACAGAACTATCATTGTCCAGATTACTAACGACCCACTTTCTAACTTCAGGGAAATTCTTCTCCTTAAGGTTCTTAACGAGGTCATTTACACTAACGTCCGAAAATGTTGCAAGTATTCCACTATCTATCTTACCACCTACAGAGTATCTCTGACACTCGTTTAGGATTCTTCTCCAGTCTGGAAAGTGTTTACTGATGAGTTCGATGAGGACTTTCTTATCGGAGGTAATCCGTTCGGATTCCAAGATGGTATTAAGTCTCTTGAAGAACTCTGCTTGGATTTTAGGTTTCTCTTGACCTTTGATGCCGAACTCGACCACAGCACACCTGGAGTGGAGGGGTTCGATGATTTTATTTTTATAGTTGCAGGTAAAGATGAATCTGCAGTTGTTGGCGAACTCCTCAATACTCGCTCTAAGAAGGAGTTGTACGTCGGAAGTGGTATTGTCTGCTTCATCGATGATGATGACCTTATGCTTTGCCTCAGACGATAAAGAGACTGTTGATGCAAAGTTCTTGGCATTATTCCTGACCGTATCAAGAAATCTTCCCTCATCTGATCCATTGATGACATAAAAATCCACCCCCAACTGATTACACAATGCTTTTGCTACCGTAGTCTTTCCAACACCAGGAGGCCCAGAAAGAAGCATATTCGGTATCTCACCCTTATTTAGAAAATCACTAAAGGTTTTCTTAATACTCTCTGGGAGAATACATTCATCAATTGTTTTGGGTCTGTATTTTTCAACCCAAATAAAGTCGCTCATAATTTAATTCCAGTGACGGATTACTCCTGCAATGATAAAACAATTAGTAATAAGATAAGTGAGAAAGATGCCAGATCGAACAAGGAGTACAATATTATCATACCGCTTGGTCTTCTCATCAGCAAACGAACCCAACGCATATTTCCATATCCTCCACAATCTAATCATACCCACCAAGGTTTTCTGGACGGGTCACGTAGATAATTAGATGCAACCCAAGGTTTGCTCCTAATGTAATTCTTGTAAGCAGTAAAAGTACTAATGCTTGGGTTATGTTTAAACTCATCTGGCATTGCTCTAGTAAATGATGATGGTCTGTCCATAGTAAATGGTATCATATTACCTGCTTCTAGTACAGTTTTCTCACAACTATGAACTTTATCAAAGCGATGAGTATACTCTTCACAGAGTGCCATACCATGAGCAAGTAACCACCATGCATGTATATTAGATTCATTTGCCCATACTGTACAGGGGTGATTACGAAAAGCACCCTTTTCTGTTTTGTATGGTGTACCATCTGCTTTATGCAGATCACCATATCCATGACCCCATTTGTCAGAGCAAACAATAGCCAGCATCTGACATGTTTCTAATGGCATCTTGACAACATGCTTATCTGGTAAGCATTGAGCAGATACAGTTGGTGATGGATCAGTAACAAAAATGTTCATAAAGAATCAAAACCAGAATCAATTTTCCATTGTGCATACATTCTACCATAGATCATCCCTTCATGGGATTTTAAGTCAGCACCTTCAAGAATTGAAACTTCTCTTTTACTCAACTTACTCCTATTCTTTTGAAGAAAATCTTGCTCCCACTTTTTGATAGCAGGAGACATGATTTCCATCTTTTGACTTACGCTCATTTTCTCCCATTCCTCCTCATGATGAACATTTACACTATAGCGTATATCTGGTTGAGTACCGTGTAAATTATCTCCAGACATAAGCACTACTCAAACGTTGAATCTGGTTCTAATGCTATAAAATACTTCAAATCATAATCTCTACAAGTAAATCTGGATAACAGATTCCTTGATACAACAACATCATAAGTACCTGGAAGTATCTTAATATTCTCTACCTTAAAGTTAAATGAGAATGTAGATTCAGTCTCACCAACTACAATAGAGAAATCATTAGAAGTATCATTCTTCTTATCTCTAACTACAATCTTCACAACACCATCTCCACCAACCACTGCTAAATCAGTAAGTTGATAAATCGCTGCTGCTTTAAGTAACTTATCTAAATGAGAAGTACTTAACTCAAAAGAAACATCTTCAGTAGGAAGAGTAATCTCTTTTTCAGGTGGAGTAACAATTACTTGAGGATCAGCAAAGAAGTATTTTGTTCTTGACTTTCCTTCTCTAATAACCACATGACCCCGATTCTCAAAATCTAAATCAGGGTTTTGGTGTAGACCAAGACCATTCAAAAACTGATTAAGATCATAGATACCAAAATCTGTGGGAAGGTCTTCTTCAATAGTAGCCTCTGCTAGAATGTTTTTCATTACAGAGATAGTCTTTAAAGAACTACCTTTCTTAAAAAGAATCGATTGATTGATTGATGAAAAGTTCTTCAATAAAGTTAAAGTCTTGTCAGACAGTTTCATAGTAAATTCTCGTAGTTTCATAATTAAGGCATGTTGTGATCAATGTTACCACTGGTCATCGAAGGTTTACCGTAATGTTCATCAAAATGTAATAATAGCATAGCATAATGAATCACTTTAAGCAAGTCTTTTTTATTTCTCCCATCTTTACTTCCATAACGACTACCGTACTTTAGTATATTTGCTTGACAGAAATCAGATGCAAGATCTCTAGATGCCATTAAATCTATTGTCTGGACATTACGATACTCATGTTTAGTACCTGTGTAATGTCCATTATAAGTACGTGATACATACTCCTCTACATCTTTGAGTATTTCATTTTCATGATACTTGTTCCTGCTGTCTGACATAGTTTCCTTTGTTGGTCCCTCGATATTTAGTGTTACTGAATCTGCAAAATGATGTGCAATCTGATCATCATTATCAGCAAGTGTAGTAAATGCTGATGGATAACCATCTTCCATCATATGATCAAAGGCATCCGTAAATGGATCGGGTCTATCTGGATCATTACGAGTGTAATCGTAATAGAAAGGAGAATGTTCTTGATCATATTCATTAGTGCTAATAGTAATCTCATCAAGATTAACATTACCTAAAGGAACATTAACAACCTCATCAGTATCTTCAGTTTCTAATGAGGTGATTGGTTCTGGTTTTGCCTTTGGTGGATCATACTCATCACTTTCTTGTGGAGTAATAGTTGTTTCTAATTTTGTCATAATAGGATAATCTTCATCAAGTGTTCCATCTAATACGGAGGCTGCTAAACTCCATGCGTTAACCATATTCAAATAGGAAATCGTTTACTAAACTTTCTGCTTTTTCTTTTCCAAACTTTGCAGCAAGATAACCTCCTACTGGATCAAGTCTGGTCATGTAAGCATCAAAGTCTTTATATA